AAGGGTCGCGCTCGGTATCAGCACCGACTGACCCGACACGAGCTGCAGCTCCCACGGACCCTCAAGCACCATCGCCTCCCTCGGCGCGGTCCACCCCGTGGTCTTCTGCCCGGTCTTGTGCAGCGCGCCCCCCAGCAGCTGCTGCAGGGTCTCGAAGTTGAGCTGTATCATGTCGAACTTGGGGGCTATCTTCCCGTTGCTCTGGGGTATCACCAGCACCGGCGCGCCAGGCACCTGCTCGGCCTCGACTTCGGTCGATTCGGGCTTGCTGCCCCCCATCTCGAAGCTGTCCTTGCCGATGTAGCCTACGGCCTCCCCTTTGTATTTCACGGCTCCTATGCCGTACATGAAATTCTCGTTCATCGTCTATTCCTTTTTCTGGTTATTATGGTTGTAAATGTTATGCCGGCAAGTATCCCGGCTATGAGTGCCGTCCACACCATTGTCATGGCGGAGCTGCCGCGTTCCTTCCGCTCCTCCTTGTATCTGGCCTCGCGCTGCTCGAGCGCGTCGCGTGCTGTGTGGTAGAGGGCTTCGTAATATTCCACCTCGCGCTGCAGGCTGTCGCACGTCCCGGTGACATACACGGTGTCGCCCCACGCTGCCACCCTGATGTTGGCCTGGCCGCTCTTCCGGGTGTACGCCGCGCCATCGGGCAGCTTAAGGAGGCTGTCCACGCTGACGGCCATCTCCACCCGGCTCTCGGGCACCGCCGCCCACCGGGTCTGCCTGATGACCGCCGCCGTCGTGTCGCGGGTTTCGGCCGTCAGTGCCGTCTCCGATGACTGCGACGCTGTTTTCCGGGTTGACGCGCAGCCTGTAAAGCACAGGGCAGCCGTCACTGTGAGGACAAGCGGCAGCAGCCTCCTCGGCTTTCCGAAGCCGCGCCATCTCTCTCTTGGTCGAGGCCATCTCCCGCTTGTTGGCCTGGAGGTCCTCTCTCGTTGCGTTGAGTTCATCTTTTAGCGGTTTTACTATGTTCTCCACTAAGATACGGGTGGCGTTCTCGGTGTT